GGTAGGTATCTCAAGCCTATAGAGAAGAAAATTTATGAGAGCATCAACAATATATTTGGAAGTACCACCATCGCTAAAGGTCTCAATGTGGTGAGTCGAGCTCAGGTCATAGTCCAACACTTTGGATCCTTCTGTGATCCAGTGGCTGTTGGACTCGACGCTAGTCGATTCGATCAACACGTGAGTCAAGAAGCTTTAAAATGGGAACATTCAATATATGACTTGTACTATCACAGTCCCGAGTTGAGGTCATTACTCAAGCAACAACTCACCAACAAATGTTTCATCAACCAACCAGGTGGGCACATCCGTTATAAAACTGATGGTTGCCGCATGTCAGGTGATATGAATACGAGTTTGGGAAATTGTCTGCTGATGACCTCAATGGTCTGGGCTTACTCCAACGAAAAGTCCATACCAATAAGACTAATCAACGACGGTGACGATTGTGTAGTGTTTATGGAGCGTAAACATTATACTGCTTTCATTACATCACTGCCCAGTTGGTTTTTGGAGATGGGTTTCACCATGACCGTGGAAGATCCCGTGTACATATTAGAACGTGTTTCCTTCTGTTCTAGTAATCCAGTGTACACTCCCGGTGGATACATCATGGTTCGTGACCCACGGAAAGTGATTGTTAAAGACAACATATCCTTAGTCAACTTCCAATCACCCAAAGTCACTAGACGATGGTTGAGTGGAGTTGGGAAAGGAGGCCTTGCCATGTGTGGTGGGATACCTGTTCTCCAGGAATTCTATCAGACCATCTTGAACGCCTCCCAAGGATATGCAGACAACAAGTACTATGAGGATCGTAGATTATTGATGCTGGGAGACGGAGTACACCGCTCTTATTCCGTCCCCACACCCGAGACCAGGTTTTCCTTCTACCTGGCTTTTGGCATTGATCCTAGATGCCAAACAGCGATCGAGGACAGTTTCCGCTGCTCAAACCTAACGTATAAATCGGTAGACGAATTACACCATATCGTCTTGCCGATGGAAACGTTATAATTCGTACTGTCCATTGGGTTCTCATCGGTCATGCCCCAAAACTATTACTTTAGTGCTAACCAAAATGCCAAGAGACTACACGGCGGCCCCACTGGTTCGATGAGGATGTATAGTCCCGTATTTTCGCGCGGTATCCAATATATGCGAAAAACTAAACAAACAAACCCAAAACCAAAAACCCCTAAGAAGAAGGCGACACCATTTCGAGACACAGGTGGGATCATCGGATCTTCCGTCGGAAAAATGTTCAACAATGCCACCCTCGGACGGAACATTGGTCGGTGGCTCGGTTCAGGAATTGGATCCATTTTCGGATCCGGTGACTATTCTATCATGGGCCCTGTCCCTATGAACAATGTTCTGACCAACGGAAACCAAATCCCAAAGTTCAATTTGGGATCAACGGGGACCATTGTTAGCCACCGTGAATATCTTTTCGACGTCACCGGCACTTCCAATTTCACCATAAACAAGTTATCCCTTAATCCAGGTGTGAGTGCAACCTTTCCATGGCTTTCCAACATAGCCCAAGGTTATCAAGAGTATGCCATACATGGTATGATCTTTGAATTTCGATCGCTCATCACGGATTTCGTAACATCTGGGTCACCTGGTGTGGTTATTATGTCGACAAACTACAACGCTGATGCTCCAATTTACAACTCCAAACAGGAGATGGAAAACGCTGAGTATGCTGTTGCCACAAAACCCACTATTAATATAATTCACGGTATTGAATGTGCAAGCAATCAAACTGTGAATCCCAGAAAGTACATTCGAACCGGACAGCTTCCATCGAATGAGGATTACAAAACCTATGATTTGGGGAACTTTCAGTTTGCCACCCAAGGAAATCCCACTCAACTCCTCGGAGAGCTGTGGGTATCATACGTGGTTGAACTGTTTAAACCCATCTTACCCAAGGATGTATTCGGAACAGCAGTCGGTGGACATGTTCAGAAGACTGGTGTCAACACCGCAAACCCCCTAGGTACATTCATCACTAGTTCCACCGGACCATTACAACCAATCGTTGGCACAGACAGTATTAGTTTCTATGGCCAACCTGGAAATGTGTACCAAGTGACCGTGGTATGGAACTGGACCACGGCCGTTGCTTCGACGACTCCCGCTGTCCTGTCGACCCCAGGATTGGCATTTGTTACACCAGCATACTATGCCAACGGTCAACCATCCATCGGTACTGGTAGTGGATTCTTCGCCAGTACAATGGTGTTCCAAGCATACTACAAATGTGCAACGACATCACCATCCATCTGCTACGTCTACTTCAACACAGTGGGCGGTGCTTTTGGAACCGGTGCAGTGGCTGACGTCACTGTCGATAATGTCCCGTCTTAAAATTTCGGGTTAAACAAACGCAAGGTTAAAAGGAGTGTAGTAATCTCCCGTCCCCAACTCGCTAAAGACCCATGCTTGCATGGGTATCACCCTGGTATTAATGGTGAGCGTCTCTAATTCCGGTCCCTACTATCCTTATAGGCGTGTACTTGCAATGTTAACGCAAACGGGATTGACCCGTCCTAAGGGCGTGACCTGGTCGCCATAACTAGTATCAGGCAACTACTTGTAGAAGTCGTCCGCGGAGATTACCACGTAAAGTCACCGCTTAAATTACCCAGCTCCGGGGAAATAGGGGAGCGGGTGGAAGTCCACCCGTAGCTTAGCAGCTATAAAGTTAGTGGTGTTGTGCGCTGGAAGGTGTGCAACAACGGTGGTGAACAAAATCTAGTTTTTACTAGTGGGCG